GACCCTACCCGTCCCCCATAGGCCACTTCACAGCTTGGGACTCCTTGCTCCTTTTGTATTACTAGTTTGCGTGAACGATTGTGTTTTTTCTGAGTTCGGTACCCCCACCCCCCTTATATATGGAACACCCCCCACTAGGAGTCCCAACCTCCTTGCACAAAAATAAATTATTATGTATAACTCGATATGAACGGTTAATAACCTGCGGAAACAGTATGTCTTTAGTGCTCGAACCAGAGATTGGTGTGCCATACTCGGATGAAATTTCGTACATGGATCTCCGTGCTCGCGCAGAAGCTGCGTGTAATACTGCTTCTATGCTAGGAGAACACGGGTTGGACTTACAACCTACCAGTGAAGACGAAGAAATCGCAGCAAAAATTTCTTTGGCCTACGCTGATAACCCCGAAAAGACCTCTAAGAAGGTTTCTACTAAGCGTGCGGCAGCTTTACCACCCGCTGCGCTGGTTGCTACCCACGGAATACTCACTCAGTTTGGGCATTCGGTCGTTGAGAGCGCCGTTCAAGTGCGCCATTTAGTCACAAACAAGCTAATTGAAGAGACTGAGAACCCCGACCCCCGCGTTCGTATCCGAGCATTAGAGCTTTTGGGTAAGATTTCGGACGTTGGGCTGTTTACAGACAAGACCGAAGTCACAATTACCCACAGAACTACTGATGAACTACGTGAAAGCCTGCGGAGTAAGCTATCAAAGCTGGTAAATACAGAAGAAGACGTGATAGATGCAGAGTTTGTAGCCCTAGATGCCATAGATATTGATGCAGAACTGGGTATCGAGGACGAATCTGATGAGTAATACGGCTTTAGACTTCTCTGAAGACGATATTCAGCAGTTGTTAGACAACCTAGATCACTTTTCTAACGATGAAATCGCTGAAATAGACAAAATGGCGGGGGAATTGAGCACCCGTAAGGATAATAAGGCTGCATATGATGACCTTATATCTTTCTGTAAGTTAATGATGTCCGAGTTTATTGTAGGTAAGCACCACCGCATATTAGCGGACATGCTTATGGGCATCGAAAGAGGGGAAAAAGACCGTGTTTGTGTGAATATACCCCCTAGACATGGCAAATCTCAGCTTGTTTCTATCTTCTATCCAGCATGGTATTTGGGTAGAAACCCGAACAAAAAGGTTATGATGGTCTCCCACACCACTGATTTAGCTGTGGATTTTGGACGTAAAGTACGTAACTTAATAGCCACAGATACGTACAGATCAGTATTCCCTACTGTAAAGCTGGCACGGGATAGTAAGTCAGCAGGTAGATGGAACACCAACGTCGGGGGAGAATACTATGCTTGTGGGATTGGCTCTGCTCTTGCGGGTCGCGGCGCAGATTTATTGCTTGTTGATGATCCACACTCTGAACAAGACGTGATAAACGGGAACTTCGAGGTGTTTGCTAAAGCATACGAATGGTTTACGTTTGGTGCTCGTACTCGTCTGATGCCCGGAGGTAGCATAGCTATCATCCAAACTAGATGGCACATGGACGATCTGACTGGGCGTGTTACAAACGATATGGCAAAGAACAACCGCTCTGATCAATACGAAGTGGTAGAGTTTCCCGCTATATTAGAAGTAAAAAATAAAAAAACTGATCGTTATGTGGAAAAACCACTATGGCCTCAGTTCTTTGATCTGGAGGCGCTGTTACGCACCAAGGCATCAATGCCTACGTTCCAATGGAACGCGCAGTACCAACAGAATCCTACGGCTGAAGAAGCGTCGATAGTTAAGCGAGACTGGTGGAACCTGTGGGAACAGGATAACCCCCCTTCTTCTGAATACCTTATAATGTCTTTAGACGCCGCAGCAGAAACACACAACCGTGCTGACTATACAGCACTTACTACTTGGGGCGTTTTCTTCAACGAAGATACAAATGCGTACAATATTATATTGCTAAACAGTATAAAGAAACGTATGGAGTTTCCTGAGTTGAAAAAATTAGCAATGGAAGAGTACGCTGAATGGGACCCTGACGCGTTTATCGTGGAGAAGAAAAGTGCGGGCACCGCGTTGTATCAAGAGATGCGACGAATGGGATTGCCTGTATCAGAGTATACTCCGCATAGAGGATCAGGTGATAAGTTAGCGCGACTTAACTCCGTTGCAGATATTGTGGCCTCGGGTATTTGCTGGGTACCTCCTACTAGATGGGCAGAAGAAGTGGTAGAAGAGATTGCCGGATTTCCTTTTATGAGTCATGATGACTTAGTGGATTCAACTGTAATGGCGCTTATGCGATTTAGACAGGGTGGATTTATTCGACTACCTACTGACGAGCCAGAAGAGCAGCAATACTTCAAACAACGTCGCGGTGGGTTTTACTGAGAGACTAGATTATGGCGATAGAGAAAGGGTTATATGCAGCTCCAGAAGGTTTGGATAAGGAACTAGAAGGTAGTTTAGAGGATGTCGAAGAAATGGACGCTTCTACGCTAGAGATAGAGATTGTTGATCCTGAGATGGTTACGCTGTCTGATGGGGGTGTCGAGATCACATTAATCCCTGACATGGATGAGACTGACCTCGTGGGGTTTGATGGTAACTTGGCAGAGGCACTGGAAGACGGTGACCTACAAGCATTATCTAGTGACTTGTTAGGGCTTGTAGAAGCGGACATCGAAAGCCGAAAAGAGTGGGCGGATACGTTTGTTAAAGGACTGGATACTCTAGGACTTAAATACGAAGAGCGTACAGACCCGTGGGATGGTGCTTGTGGAGTGTATTCTACAGTTCTAGCAGAAGCAGCTATCCGGTTCCAAGCAGAAACAATGAGCGAGACTTTCCCCGCCGCTGGACCTGTCAAGGTTAAAATCCTTGGGGATGAAACGCAAGAAAAGATTGAAGCCGCTGAACGTGTAAAGGCGGACATGAACTATGAGCTTACTGAGCGCATGGTGGAGTACAGACCAGAGCACGAGCGTATGCTGTATAGCCTAGGGCTTGCAGGGTCAGCGTTTAAGAAGGTTTACTTTGATCCTAATCTAGGACGCCAGATGGCGGTCTACATCCCAGCAGAAGACGTTATTGTGCCTTACGGTGCGTCTACGATTGAGCAAGCCGAACGTGTCTCGCATATCATGCGCAAGACCAAGAACGAACTAAAAAAATTACAGGCAGCGGGTTTCTACCGTGATGTAGAACTAGGAGACCCACAGCCGTTCCATACAGACATTGAAGAGAAGAAAGCCGAAGATGATGGCTTCTCTATTTCTGACGATAGTCGTTTTGCTATTTATGAAATACACGCAGATTTAATTATTGATGATGTTGATGAAGACGAAGACGAGATAGCAAAACCTTACGTCGTTACGATTGAACGTGGTACTGGAGAAGTCCTTGCTATACGGCGTAATTGGAATGAAGACGACGAGCTAATGCTCAAGCGTCAGCACTTCGTACATTACGTATACGTGCCGGGATTTGGCTTTTATGGCCTTGGTCTTATTCATATCATTGGTGGGTATGCTAAGGCTGGGACTTCCTTGATACGTCAGCTAGTTGATGCGGGTACTCTGTCGAATCTCCCCGGCGGATTAAAGTCCCGAGGACTGCGTATCAAAGGGGATGACACTCCCATCGAACCGGGGGAATGGAAAGATGTTGACGTGCCGTCAGGTAGTATCCGCGACAATATTATGCCCCTCCCTTACAAGGAACCAAGCCAAACTCTCTTAGCTTTGTTGAATCAAATTACGACTGAAGGTCGTAGATTAGGCGCTATTTCTGACATGAATATTTCTGATATGTCAGCTAATGCTCCCGTAGGAACGACGTTGGCGTTATTGGAGAGAACTCTCAAGCCAATGGCGGCAGTACAAGCGCGGGTCCACTACACTATGAAGCAGGAGTTTAAACTCCTTAAAGCTATCATGGCAGAGCACGCACCCGAAGAGTACGGGTATCAGCCCCTACGAGGCGAAATAAGCGCACGGCAGCTAGACTATATGATGGTGGATGTAATCCCCGTCAGTGATCCTAATAGCTCCACAATGGCCCAACGAGTTGTACAGTACCAAGCTGTGCTACAGATGGCCCAGCAAGCGCCTCAGATATATGACCTACCACAACTACATCGACAGATGATTGAGGTGTTAGGGGTGAAGAATGCAGACAAACTTGTTCCCACAAGAGAAGACTCCAAGCCCACCGATCCAGTCAGCGAGAACATGGATGCTCTGGTTGGCAAGCCGATACGGGCGTTTATCTACCAAGACCATAAGGCGCATATTGCAACGCACACGTCGTTTATGCAGGACCCACAGGTTGCTCAGATGATTGGTCAGAACCCACAAGCCCAACAGATTATGGCGTCACTACAAGCGCATATCGCGGAGCACCTTGGGTTCCAGTATCGTCAGCAGATCGAAGAAAAACTTGGTGTGTCACTACCGCCTCCGGGGGAACAACTGCCAGAACAGATCGAAGTGGATTTGTCACGCCTGATAGCAGAAGCGGGTGTTCAAGTTACGCAGGGAAATCAGCAAGAAGCCGCGCAGAAGGAAGCGGAACAACAGCAACAAGACCCTATCTTCCAACAGAAGCAAGCAGAGCTACAACTCAAGGGACAAGATGTCCAACGCAAGGCAGCAAAAGATCAGCAAGAAGCGCAGATCAAACAAGCAGACTTGCAGCGTAGAGCGCAGAAAGATCAAGTTGATGCCTTGATAGGTGCTGAAAAGTTAAAGCTGGATCAACAAGAATTACAACTAGATGCCCAGAAAGAGGGTGTTCACGTGGCGCAAAAACGCCGTCAAGAAAACAACAAGCTCGATTTAGAGATTGCGAGAATGATGGCTGAAAAGCCTAAACGAGGTGAATAATGGCTAAAACCGTCTTTGACGTGCTAATAAACAAACTCGACGAAGATATATCGTCTGCAACTCAATTTCTTTCTGGGGGGTCTGCTAAAGACTTCGCAGGATATAAGGAAATTGTTGGCTTAATTCGGGGTTTCGTAGCCAGCAAGCAACACATTGAAGACCTCTCGCGTAACATGGAAGAAGATGATGACTAATACTCAGACTATTGAAGGATCTGATGCATTGAAAGCAAAAATGGCGGGGATTGACCTCGATATTCCGCTTGCCCCTAGCAGACGTGAACTTAGTGATGAGGAATGGGAAGCACAAATGCCCAAACCTTCTGGCTATCGTTTGTTAATAGCTTTACCCGATGTCGAAGAATATTATAACGACAGTACCCTCCTTAAAACACCTGACCAGATGCACAAAGAGTACATCATGTCGATTATGGGTATTGTTATAGACATGGGCGCAGATGCCTATTCAGACAAAGATCGTTTCCCCGAAGGCCCTTGGTGTAAAGAGGGTGACTATGTGATGTTCCGTATGAACACAGGCACACGGTTTAAGGTTAACGGAAAAGAATTTAGATTGATGAACGATGATTCTGTGGAAGCTGTAATT